AATCAAATTCTTCAGTTACAGTGCTACCTATTTCTAAAAAAGTTTCTGCTTTATCGTTTATAAATGATTGTATAAAAGTATTTTCCATTGTTTTTGTTTTTAATTATTAAGCTAATATATAAACTATTTTTTAAATAACAAAATATTTTTACTTTTTTTTAATAAATTTTAAAGTTTATTTAACATTGGCGTATAAAAAAAGGGGCTATATAAGCCCCTTTAATTAATATACTACTCGATTAATTATGGAGTCTCAAGTGCTGTTTTAGCAGTGCTAAACGTTCCTTGTACTATTGCATTTGGTTGGTAGTTAGTTAAAGCAACTCTTTCAGATACTTTAACAGTTACGAATCCATCTCTGAAGTTAGTAGAATCTTCTCTTGAGAATTCAACAGAAAGGTTTTCTCTAATCCAAAGTTGTGTCGCTTGGTTTAAATCACCTACTAGGAATTTACCGCTTGTAACTGCTGTATTTGCAATAAGAGGCACTCCCATAATAGTTGGTACTAAACCAGAGTAAATTTGATTTCTCAAATACTCGTTAGTAGTCGCTTTTAATAATGCGATTTTGTGTAAATCAGTTGGGTTAACTAAAATACTACTTGCTTGGTAGTTAGATAATGCTAACTGGTTACAAGCAGCAATAAGAACATCATATTCATTTGCAGCTTCTACAGACTGGTAGAATGCTCCTCCTGAAGTTGTGTCAAATGCAGCTCCGTCAGTAAATAATCCATCAAGATTTGGCGATGAACCATCTCCGTTAAGGATTTCGTTATCTTCAATTGATAAAACTTTACCAGGAACTCTAGCAGAAAGGTAAGATGATAATTGTGGTGTATCAGCTAACATTTCTTCTGTTATTCTCATAAAAGTACCAATTTTTTCAACGTTTACTGAAGTTGCAGTAATATCGAAGTCAGACTGTCCAAGAGTTGAACCTTGAGCCGTAGCAGCTGCTCCGTCATCATAAGCTGACTCTTTTGGGAATCTAATCGTTTGTGCATCCGTGCTTCCATTAGGAATTAAATTTCTAATGTGTACGCTTCTTGATGGGTCGAATTTAAAATCTGGGATTACTGTTTCTCCAGCAACAACGCCAGTATAGGCATTAGCCATAGTCATATCCCCTGCTTTCATCTCAAACTTTGCAGCGTTTGAGTTACCTTTTAATAATCCTTCAATTGCACCATCGTTAATGCTTTTGATTAAAGAACTTTTAAAGTTAGTAGGTTGGTTTGAAGAAACTGCTTTCTTTTGAGCAACTTCAAAATTATCCATCCTTTTTGTAGCTTCTTCGTGTTTAGCTAAAAATTCAGTGCTTAAGTTATCAATCTCACTCTTTAATGAAGTTTCGATTTCTCCTTTAGCGTTATCTTTAGCTGAATTGAAGGCTTTTTCAATTTTAGAATCAACCAAATTTCCAATCTGGTCTAATTCATTTTTGATTTCTTCGTTCATTTTATTTTAATTTATTGATTAAATAATTATAGATTTCACTATTATCTCTTTTAACTTCTCTCGGCTCTGTGACTTCTATTTCTGTCGGCAAAGTGAGTAATGATGCAAAAATTGATTTTAGTTTTACAAGCTCCGATTCAATGGCATAACCCAAATCATCTGAAATTTGTCCTTTTCTAATAACCTTAACAAGATTGTCATATCTCTTTAATACTTTCTCACTGTCATAGTTTCCTTTGACATCTAAAAGTATTGCTTGGTCATTTGCAGCAAGTGTCACAGCACTAATCTCATAAAGTTTTACTTCATTTATTTGTCTGTATTCACCGCTGTTATCTTTTTGTATTGGCAGAATACCAACACTATTTTCTGTTATAACTCCTGCTTTCATAAGTTCAATAACATCTTTTCCAAGAGTTGTTTTAGGTATTTCAGCTTCAAAATATAAACCTTTGTCATCCTCGCCTAGATTTACAATTTTACCTAGAGGTTTATCCATATCGTGCTGATAGAGATATTTAACTCTATTTCCGTTTTCTTCAATGGTTTTTTTATAAGCGCCACGATTAATGATGTCACCATCACTATCTACGTTGCCAAATACTGAACCATATCCTTTTACGATTCCAGCTTTTTCATCGGCATCGATTAAGTCACCGAGTTGAGTTTGTTTAAATATCATTTTTTCCATAGTACAAATTTATAAAATATTATTCTAATACTTCTTGAGCGACTTCTCCAGCTATATAAGTATAAGCTAATCCCTCAAGTAGGTTGCCTTGAACAGTTTCAGGTTCTTCTTTTGGAAAGGAAGCACTTGAACATCTGCAATTTATTACATTAGCAGCTGAAGCGTTTGAATCACCAGGCATCATTAGTTCTTCTCCTCCAACTCTAAAGTAATCTTTTTGGTCCACGATTTGTCCATTGGCAGCAGCGTGGTCAGGTCTTGTTCTTGAATCTAAAGCAGCAAACCATTCTTTTTGAAGATTGTTAAGTCCAAAAGTATCAATTGCTGTTTGTTGTGTTGCATAATTAGCAGCTAGTGTTGATTCAGTTCTAATTATACGTTGAGCGTTTGTTTTTGATAAATTATTAAATTTTTGTCTTAATATTCTTTGTGCTTGTCTTTCATTAAGAGCATTAAATTCAGGATTCTTTACAAGCCTTTGTAAAACATTCTTTAATTCTTTTCTTCTATTTCCAGAAACACTAACTACTCTTTCAGCTGCAATTTTACCAGCTATGTAAGAATATTTTTGCGCCCATATTGTTTCATCTGTAGTTTGCTTGTCAATTAACTTTTCAAAGTTTCTTTGATACCATTTTGTAAATCGAAGTCCAATGTTTACATAGATGTCATTATAAATATTTGTAACATCTAATTCTTTAAATAAACCCTGGTAATTAGTAATTTTTTTTGTAGATAAGTAATCGTCTATGCCTTTATAATATTCACTACGAAAATATCTAGCAACTTTTGATATTTCTTTTCTTTCAGCAATATCAAGTTGATTCTCAAAGTTTTTTTGCCAATCTTTTTTGACTTGTTTAATTATTTGATTCCTCATTGTCTGAAATTCGTCTAGCCCAAGAAACCATTGATTTACCACCCCACAGGTTATAAGCTACATAACCATTATCTTTCCAAGGCTCGTTTTTGTATTCTTCAGATATTTTTGCATTATCCTCGTGTCTTGCTAAAAAACTATTAATTCTTTTTACAGTATCTAAAGACAATGATTCACGACTTGCTAATTGATTAGCTCTTTCCCATCCAACTCTGGTTCCTCCTTTTACAACATCTCTGCCGTATTTCTCTCTCCATTCTAACATTCTTCTCGCATTGTTAGTAGCACCTTGAGGATAATCATTATAAGTTTCTTGTTTTGTCTCTTTTTTTACAACTTCCTCCTTTTCTTCTTTAAACAAAGAACTGAAATCAATATCAACACTTTTAGGTTCTTCTGGAATAACTAAATCTTGATTGTCAAGAGGTAAAAAAGTAGAAGGGATATAATAATCATTCATTTCTTGAGTATCTTCATCAGCACCATAACTCATTGCTGCTCTTTTCTCATTTGGAGTTAACCACCAGGCTTGAGTCATTTGATTTACCACTTTATCCATTTCTTCTTGAAGCTCTGGAATGTTTGTATAATCAAAGTCAATATAAAGTTTATCTCCATATTGAGGAGTTAACCATCTATTTAGCTCATCTTTAATTTTATTAAGCTCTGGAATTACAGAGTTAACATAAAGAGATTTTTTCGCCTCATTCATATTGTTGTATGTAGATGAATCTGTATTATTAAGTAATTGAACAGGCACGTTATAAATATTACATAAATCTTTAATACTTGCATTGTATTGCTCAATAAGAGATAAATCGGAAGCATTTAATCCAAAGTTTACCCAAGATAATTTTTTTGGTGTAATAATTACATCACCAGCATTATTAGCCCCTTGATATTGTTGTCTAAACTTGTCTTTTAGTTGTCTTGCTTGTACTTCATTTAAATCACCCTCATCACTCATTAAAACACCTCTAGCTGTTTGGTTTTGTAAATATCTTACTCCCGTAGTTAATGCTTCATTGTTAGCATCTAAACTTCTTAACCCTGCTTTAAGTGGCGACATACCATAAAGGTGTGAACCTGTACCATCGTAATATGGGTTAAAATCTTTTATGTGACAAACATCTTCTGCTTCAATTTTATATTCGCCATTATAATCAAGAGTATAGTATTTAATTGGGTCAAATATTCCCCCACTGTTTATCTCTACGCTTTGAGATGGCAATACATAAAGTTCAGAGTATTTGTTTTGATTTGGTCCTGATTCTGGAGAAATACCATAGATGTATCTGTTACCAGTTAATTTTCCAAAAGCAACAACTTCTTGAAGCCAAGCGTTATAAGATTGCGCAGGATTAGGTCTGTTTAATAACTCGTGTAATTCTGTATCTTCAATCTCAACAAGCGCCTTCTTT